TTGCTGCAGTCTTATCAAGACTTGTAGATGCCCCAGTGCTCTTCTTGCCCATGATCATTGCAGTAAATGACTTGAATGCGTTTGCAAGAGTCATCAGCTTTCCAAGAACGGTATTGATCACTTTAACAATCGGTAAAAAGAGATTGATCAATCCTTGTCCGATCGATGCCTTTAAGGAATCAAATTGTAATGATAATATCCTGATCTGGTTCGCCCACTGATCAGAGGTCCTTGAAAAGTCCCCTGTCGCATTCTGCAACTGTTGCTGTACGAATGCATATCTTAAGGCTACTTTCTCCTGTTCCGTCATGGCACTGGTCGTTTTACCGAATCCATTTGCCAGCGCGTACTGATCAAGAGCTGTCTGTGTCATCACGATTCCTAAATCTTTTAACGTCTCCGTTTCTCCGGAGAATACCGATTTTAATTTTGTAAATGCTTCATCCTGTGAAATGTTATAGAATGATGCCACATCTCCGGCAAGTCCGGTAAGAGCCGTACTCATCTTGTACGATTCTTTTTCAGAAAATCCAAAAGCATTTGCCATCGCTCCGAATGTTCCGGTAAACTTCTTTGCCATCGTTTCAGAGAGTCCAAACGTACTTGCTGCATTTTGTGCAAATTCATTTACCTTTTTGCTCATTGTTGGAAATACTACATCTACGACGTTCTGCACTTCTGTTAGATCTGATCCTAACTCAATACAGTCTTTCGCAAAACTTGTTAATCCTTTTACAGCAAAAGCACCGGCAAGCATCTTTCCTGTTTTCTTTGCTAAGTTCTGTATTCCACTTAACTGCTTATTAAATTGTTGCTGATTGATCACCAGATCTAAGCCAATCTGTCCTGCACTATCTGCTGCCATACTTATCACCTACCTTGCTTTTTCACAAAGTAGGCTGGCTTAGCTACTACAACGGTGCTTACCTATGCTCTTCCCTTTGCGGATCCATACTATATTTACCTGTTTGCATCGGGGACATTTAATTTCCCCTTTTACATATTCTGCGACCATCAATGTCTGTCCGCATTCTTTACATTTTATCTTTTCAATTTGTTATACCTCCTGCCATATCAATAAATGCCTGTTTCATCGTTTCTAAGAAATCATTCGTTTCTTTTTCTGTCTTTGTCTTAGCGGCTTTTCTTCTCCACTTGTTTCTGATCTCTTTTTGTTCCGAAGTAAACTCTTTGATCACTTCATTGTCATCTTCTAATCGGATGGATACGATCCGTCCTAAAGATGTATCTGGTCCTATTCCACAAAGCAGCGCTTTGAACTCGTGCCATTGCATTTCCTTAAATTCTTTGGAATAGATTCTGATTCCATACTGCTCCGCAAATGAAGATACGATCAGGTCCCAATCTTCAAACAGATCATATCCAGGATCAACTACTCCCCCGATTCTTCTTCACCATCGGTTCCAGAAATTAATGAAATTGCTTCCTGAACAACTACGGTATAATCATCAAATTTCAAATGAAGCTTTGCTAAGTCTTTCTGTGCTTTATCTGTAAAGATCAGCTTGCAAAGTTTTGAGATCGTCCCTGGAGTCACATCGTCTTCTGCATCTCCTAACTCTCCCATGACTTCGATCATAGTTGTCGCATCTGCATTCACTTCATATTTCTTTCCGTTGATCACTAATGCCGGATTCTCTTCAAATTTCAGCTTATCTGTAATATCTACTACTTTTCCCATTTTATCTCCCTTTCAAAAAAGGAGAGGTTTCCCTCTCCTAAACTCCTGGTGTTACTGTTGGTTTACCGTTGCTCTGTACTTCAAATTCCAGAGGTGCAACTGCTGTAGAATCTCCTGCTCCTACATTTGTCACATTGATAACTGCACTTGCAAACTTGACAACTGTTTTGTCCGGGAACGTCCATTGAAAATCTTTCTCTACATTCCTTCCATTTTTCCATGCCAATCCTGCAACCGCATCGTTTCCGGCATCTCCTACGTTTCGTTTCGCTGTAACTGAGATCGTAACGGATTTTGCAGTCATTAATCTGCGTGTCCATCCTTCTGTATCAAATGGAGTCCATTCCTCAACACCGTTATCAAAGGACACTTCAAATGTTTCACAGTCTGCGATATCTTTCATAGCTGCTTCTGATCCAGATGCTGCAGTGTCGATCTGAAACTGATTTTCGTAGCAAGGATATACTCCGCTTTTAGCTGTTT